GAGTTACCTGGACACAAGAAGACGATACATTAGAAATACCTAGCCACAAAAAAAATGTATCTGCTAGACGTGGACAAGTTTATGATGACATAAAAGAATCAGGACTTGCATTAGAGATATACGAAAAAACAAACACAATATCAGGTGTAGCAAAAATACTTGGCACAACTGATGCAGCAGTATCTATGGCATACCAGGCATATTTAGAAGATATAACAATAGAAAAAGAACAAAAAGATTGGCAAGTTCCACAAGTTGCAGAAAAAACATTACAAGATTTTGACAAGTTTAGAGAAAGATACTTTAGAACAGAACAAGGTATACCTTACGAAACACCTGAGTTTCATGCTAAGTGGATAGAACAAATTATGAACACTATTGAGAATGGTGGTCAAAGAATGATATTGTCTCCTCCACGTCACGGCAAAACAGATTTGCTCATACATTTTGTTATATGGCTTATTTGTAAAAATCCTAACATTAGAATTTTATGGGTAGGTGGTAACGAAGACATTGCAAAGAATGCCATGGGTTCTGTTATTGACCAGTTAGAGTTTAACGAATTACTTATTGAAGAAATATGTGGACCAGGAGTAAAGTTTAAACCTAAAACAAAATCAGCTAAGTCCTGGTCACAAAGTGGTTTTACTGTAGGTACAAGGACCGTTACTGGTATTAAGAGTCCGACTATGGTAGGTATTGGACGTGGTGGTAAGATTCTATCAAGAGACTGTGACATAATTATTGCTGATGACATTGAAGACCACAGTTCTACTATGCAACCTGCATCAAGAGAAAACACAAGAAACTGGTGGACTACAACATTATCAAGTCGTAAAGAGGAACATACTGCAATGATTGTTATAGGTTCAAGACAACACTATGACGATTTATATTCACATTTGTTAGACAACGAATCATGGGAAACAACTGTAGAAGAAGCACATGATACTGCATGCACTAAAACTGATTGGAATGAAGAAGACCATACAGATTGTATGTTGTGGTCAAGCAAAAGGTCATACAAGTGGTTAATGGACAGAAAACGTGCAGCAGAAACTACAGGTGGTAGAGCTATATTTGAAATGGTGTATCTAAATGTTGCAATGCCTGAAGGACTAAGTTTATTTAGTCGAGAAGAGATTGAAGCATGTAGAGACCAAAAGAGGGATATAGGGCAGGTACCTAGAGGCACACGCCTTATTGCAGGACTTGACCCTGCCTCTACTGGTTACCAGGCAGCTTTTTTATGGGCTTACGGTCCTGCTGATGGAATTATGTACATGGTAGATATGCACAACAATTTAGGTGGTGGTATACCTGAAGCACTTAAAATTATAAAAGATTGGTGGTCAAAATATAATTGTTCTCACTGGGTTATAGAAGAAAACGGATTTCAAAAAGCAATACGACAAGATAAATCTATACGTGATTTTGCTTCAACACATGGTATATTTTTAGAAGGACATGAAACGTACTCAAATAAGTTTGACCCTATATTTGGTGTTACAGCTATGCGACCATCGTTTCAAGAAGGTATAATTAATTTACCTTATATGGGTTTTGAAGCTCAAGAAAAGGTAAACTTATATACAAGTCAGTTAGTGTATTTTAGTTCTGCTAAGAACAAAAGCAAGACAGTAGGTACAAAGACTGACATAGTTATGGCTAGTTGGTTTCCAATGAGAGCAATTAGACGTATGCAAAAAGAACGGTTAGCCGAACTAGACACAGATTATGTGCCTAGCTTTGTTGATTATGAAACAAGTAGTTTTGATGAAGGATTATGGGATAGAGGCGAATGGTAAAGTCGAATGACGAACTTTATGACAGAGTAGATTATTTAAGAAAAATCAACCAACAAGGTATGATGGACAGAAGTAGGATACGTGACATCTTAAATGGTGGCGAAGAAGCTGTACGTGCTTTACTCGGAGAACGTTCAAGTATGGACTTCCATGAACTACCTGCACCAAACTTATTTTTATCTGCACTAGAAAGATTTGCACAAAAATTAGGTAGAAGCCCTGACCTTAAGATAGATATTATAAATGCTAAAGATTCAGAAAGAGCTAAAAAGAAAGCAGAGAAACTAGAACGTATTGTTGGTGCGTATGATGATTTACAAAAATTACATTTACAGTTACCACAAGTAGGTAGATGGTTACCAGGTTATGGTTTTGTTGTTTGGACAATAACTACAAAGTTTGATAAAGACAATAACCCATACCCTTGTGCAATGATAAGAGACCCTTTTACTTGTTATCCTGGTCCTTTTGGTAATGACCAACAGCCAAAAGACATGGCAATAATTACAAGAGTTCCTTTAAGTACATTGTTACAAGAATACCCGGAACAAAGAGCTGCAATCATAGGAGACAATGCAGAATCACAAAATGATTTTACAATGTTGTATTACAACGATGGTGCTGCATCTTGGGCAAATCAAAATGGAGATGGCAAAGTAGTTGTAGAATACCTTGACAATGATGGTACGTATATATATCTACCTGAAAACAATAAAATTATAGACTTTATTCCAAACCCACTTAAGAGTGGACCAATGTTTGTTGTAGCAAAAAGATTTGCTTTTGACCAAATGCAAAGTCAGTTTCAACATGTGATTGGTCTTATGGCTAATATGGCAAAAATAAATATTCTTGGAACAATTGCTATGGAAGATGCAGTGTTTACAGAAACAAATATCGTTGGAGAAATAGAATCCGGTAAGTATCGTAAAGGTAGATTTGCTGTAAACTATTTAGCTCCAGGTTCATCTGTTTCTAAACCAGTTAACAATCTTCCATATCAATTATTTCAACAAGTAGATAGATTAGAAAGACATTTGCGTCTAGGTTCTGCATATCCTGTATCTGATGATGGACAATCCCCTAATAGTTTTGTTACAGGTAGAGGATTAGAAGAACTTGGACAATCTGCATCTATGCACGTTAGAGAATACCAAGTCATACTTAGAGAAGCATTACAAGAAGTAGATGCTAAAAGATTAGAGTTTGATGAAGTTATGTATCCTAATAAGAGAAAACCAATTGCAGGAATGCACAAAGGCACAGCTTATAAAGAATCATACACACCAAGTTCTGACATTTCTGAAATGTATAAGACAAGAAGAGTATACGGAGTAATGGCAGGTTTTGACGAACCACAAAAAGTTATTACTGGGTTGCAATTGAAACAGCAAGGTATCATAGATACACAAACACTGCAAGAAAACCTAGACGGGCTAGATAATATTACAAATATACAAAACAGAATAAATTCTGAAAAAGCAGAATCTGTATTATTTGAATCATTAATGGCTCAAGCAGCTCAAGGTAATCCAAAAGCTACTATGGCAGCAGCAGAGATTAGGAAAAACCCTGCACAAATGACAAAGATACTTGATAAGTTTTATACAGCAGAAGAAGAAACATCGCCTGAAGAAGAAGCAATTATTGGTGCTGCACAACAACAGCCACAAGGTCCACAAGGACCACAAGATATTGCATCAGTTCTTGCAGGTTTAGCAGGACAGCAAGGAGTACCAGGTGGCTAGTCCGGAACAAGAATTAAAAAAACAATTTTATGACATTATAAATGCTGAAGATTGGGATGACACAGGTTATCCTGAAAGACCTGAAGAGCAAATTTCAGATATAACTTTAGGAGATA